TAGCCATATCAATTGCTTGTTTTATTGTTCCAGCCCCTGTATTAGCAAATACTTGTGCTTTATATATTATTTGTCTGTATTGGTCATTTGCCATTCTTAATGTTGCATATTTTACATCTTTCATGTCATTTTTTGTGCTTTTTATTAGTGCATCTAATTTTCTATGATTTAATCCAAAAAATGATCCACCCAATTGTGAATCTTCTTTTCTTATAATTCCTGACTGTATTGCCTGTTTATTTGTTCTTCCTGCGCCTTCTTTGAATTGTTCTTTTATATGTTTATATAAATATCTATTTAACCCTTTTGTGTTGTTGTTAAATATTTCTTTATTTGCCTTTTTGTAATCTTCAAATTGTTTGAATTTCAGTGCTTGCCATTGTGGCCAGTCAAATCCTTTTGTTTTTTCATCTTCTTTATGACTCCATAATGTTCTTTTCATAGAAGTAATTAATTGTAATTCAATTTCTTCCATTACTTTTTTTATATCATATTCATTTTGCATTTAATCACCTACTCTAATGGTTCCATTATATTAGGTTCTTCTTTTTCAATTATTCCTGCTTCTTCTTTTAATCTTTTTACTTCTTGTTCTTTTTCTGCTTTAGTTAAACTATCACCATACATCGTATCTACAGTCTTTTCAATACTCATTACATTTTGCCCTGGTCTAGCCTTTGAAACTGTTTCTACTGTTGCTTCAAAACTAGGGTTAGCATATTCTTTAAAATCTACTGTTGCTTCATATTTACCTGCTGTTTTTTTCTGCGCTTTATCATATGTTTTTAGACATATTTCAACTAACTTAGGAATAACTTTTTCTAATACATCTATTACTTTCCCTCTTGTATATTGTGTTGCTTTTTCTTTTTCTCTTTGTGCATCTGCATTATCAAGTTTCTTTACATCTATTCCAAGGGTACTAGGACTTATTAAACCTTGTAAACACAAATCTAATGCTGTTATATATGACTGTAGCATTCCTTCATAATCAAAGTCTCCTTTTTCTCTTGTAATTTTACTACTTTCTGTTTCTGATGTTGTACTTCCTACTTTAGCATATCTATTATCAAATGTATTAGGTTTTAATAAATCCCCATTTTCATTTGTTGGTATTAAATCTTCTGGAATATATGTTATTGTTCTGTTATCTCTTAATGCATCTATCCATTTACTCCATACTTCATCAAAACTATCAAAAGCATCTAATTTCTTTTCTATTATGCTTTGTCCTCTACCTTTATATTTCTTTGATTTATTGAACATCATAGGCACAGCCATCATAAATTTAGTATCTGTTGGTTCTTTCAAGTCTGCTGTTTCTGGAATAGAATTGTAATCCTTCATTAGCTGGTCATTTTTATATAATTCATATTTTATACCGTCTTTAGAATACTTTTCAAATAAAGTATAACAAGCATCTTTTTTAGGATATTTATTTTTAAAGTTTATTCCTGTTATTCTTCCTCTTGTATATTCATAGTCGACATCTTGTCCAGAGTAAAACTCTATTATAGGATATTTACTTATATCTGTATCATAACTTATCTTAAATGCACCATCACATTGCACAAATACATCAATTATTGCTTGTTTTAATGTTTCTTTGAAGTCATTTTCTTTTGCTATTTCTTCCCAATTTGTTTGTGCTTCGTTGTTTCCTTTAACCTCTATTTTATTAAAACTATCAACTATTATATCCGCTAACATATCAACTATCATAGCAGGTAACCCAGTATGTATTTTTCTAATATTTATACCAGTTGTACTCTGGGCTGCCCAAAATTTTGCATTTCCCATTAAATCATCTGTTTGTGTATAGTATTGATGCAACTCTGATGCATCTCCTCTATACCACAATAGATTTCTAAAACAGTTACCTTCAAATGTATTTGTTTCTTGTATTGTTATTGTGTCTCCCACACTTGGTTGTATTTCTAACCAGTTTCGGATTACATTTTTTATTTTGTCATTGACTGTTCCCATATTATTCCTCTACTTTCTTATATGTTTCTTTAAATAATGTCTTCGGACAAGCATATATATAATTATTTTCTTTTATTATAAAATCACCCTCACGTGCTATCTCATACCCTAAGTATGTTTTTATTTTTATTTCTAAACCTTCTGTACCACCACAACTAATTTGTTCTATTTGTTTGCTACTTGTAAACCAGTTTGGCAAAATTCCTCTTCTTAATTCAAATGCTTCTACTTCTGTTGCTTTTTTCTTATATATATGTTTGTTCACTGTTATTTCCTCACTTTCATCTGTTGCTTTTTCACTATCTTGACCTTCTATAATCTTAATTACTTCTGTTGTCGCTTGTTCTTTATATTGTTTATATTTTAATTCCTCTTGTATTAATTCTTCATATCTACTTTGATCTATCTCAATTGTTGGTGTTTGAAATAATGTGCTTCTTGTACTCATATATTATTCCTCCTCATCTTTAATCAATTTCTTTATTACTTCCCAATTTCCAATTTTCTTTTTGTGAGGTAACCAAGCATACTGGCAACCATTTATACTGTGGTCATTTCCATCTTCTGGCTGGTTATCTTCATCAAATGAATATTTGTTACACTCATCTATATAGTCTTTACAAGTTTCAACAATTAAAAAATCACCAGTATTCAACCAGCTTTCTTGTAGTTGAACTCTAGTGATTATCTTTGTCTTTTTCCATGCATTTTCAAAGTTATATACTAATGCATTTTGCCTTTTTGCTTTGTTTGCTTCCATTATTGTTCCCTGATCTGCATTATCTATAAAACAAGTTCTTGCAAATCCCCATTCATTTTTGAACTCTTCCATAAATTCAACAATCCATTGAACCACATCTGATGGTGCAAATGGTATTGTTCTATCTCTATTATTAAATGTTCTTTCTTTTAATAAAACACATTTATTATCTGCTGTTATGCCTATACCCTCTAGTGTTACTTTGTCGTGACTTTCTTTTGAGTATGATGTATCACAACCAATAGAAAATAATTTGAATTTCATTTTCTTAGCTTCTTCTACTGTTATTATGTTTTTAGGTTGTAAATTGAAGCATAAGCCTGTTGCTTTTCCTCTTAGTCCTTGTATTTTGTTTTTATACATTTTTGTTCCTATCGGTGTTGCATCTATTTTTTCTTGTATATCTTCTTTGGTTAATGCTGCATTATCATAAAAAGTAAAATACCAATGTACCCAACCTTGCACATGAGGTTCTTTTAATTCTTTTAATAACTCTGTTGGATAATCTTGTTCATACTTTGGTATCGGTCTACTTTTATTTATAAATTCTTTGTAAATGTCTAGTGATGGGTCATCCGGATTTGATGTAGTCATCATATATTTACACCTATGTGTGACTTCTCTCATAAACTCCATATCTGCTAAATTTACTTCATCAAGATATACACAACCAACTTGTCCACCTAAAACCTTTTTCCATCTTTTTTTATCACCATAACCACATACATATATTATCTTTTCACCTTTATTTGTATCATATCTTATATGTGGTAATCTTATTTTATCTTTTCCTTTTGGCCAATACTCTGCTATATCTTCGAATTGTTCTAGTAAACCATTTTCAGAGTTTATAACATTCTTTTCTACTGTTCCTACATCATCACCTGCAATGATATGATACTTTTTATCAGAATCAGCAACCATACACATAAACTTAAATATTCCTACTGTTGTTTTTCCTGCTGCGGTTGTTCCTTCTAAAAACTCTCTCTTGCATTTGGTTTGTAAGAACTCTTTATATTTTTGACTTAATTTCAACATTACACATCATCTGCACTTTGCATTTGATTTAATATGTCAGATATAGCATCTATTTTCTTTGTTTTTTCTGTATCATCTTTTATTTCTCTTCTTTCAACAGGTTTGTATCCTGCTCTATCAAGAATATCTTTTACTGCTTGCATTTTTATGTATTCATTATTTGATTTTAACAATTTCTTTAATTCTTTTTGAGCATCTAATGCAAGTGAACCAAAATTTTCTTTTATATTGTTCTCTATTTCATTTTTAAATTCTTTATCTTTTTTCCAGTTGCATATTGTCTGTTCTGTTATTTTTAATTCTTTTGCTATTTGTTTTTGTGTTTTATTTTCTATAACCATTAAGTTTATACATTGCATTTGTTTTTCGCTTAACATTGGTTCACCCCTTCCTAATTAAAATTTATTAAAATTATTTTCTTTTAAATTGTTTTATCATTACATCTATTATTGTAACAAAAATAAAAAGAGTAAATGCTATTGCTATTACTCCTATACAACTTAATATTATTCCTAAAAATATATTCCACATAGTCTTATTCCTCTTTTCCTGTTACTTTGTCTACTATCTTTACTATAACATCTGCTTCCCATACATAATAACTTCCAATTTTTGATAATTTTTCGTTTTGGTTTTCTAATATTACTTTTTTCTGCTCTGAATTTAATTTTCTATTTGCTTTTATTTGACTTATTTGTGAATTATCACATTCGTATCCTTTTTTATTTAATATATTTACAACTAAATTATTTTTTTCTTGAGCTATTTTTACACTCAAATTTTTTATTTTCTTTGCTTTTACTTTTAAATACATTTTACATTTTCTCCTTAAAACATTTATTATGTTGATATAATATTAATTGTTTCTCCTATATTGGCAAATTTCTTTTTTAATTCATATGAATTATATTGTTCTACTATTTCATGTATAATGTCATAAGAATTTGCTACTATGTCTGCAACATCTTCTTCAGTGTATTGTTTTTCACAATGTGTTATATAATTATCTATATAGCAATGTGTTAATTCATGAATTAAAGTAGATTTCTTTCTGTCTGCTGGCAAATCTTCGTCTATATATATTTTTTGTATATCACAATATGTAATACCGTAATATCTTGTATCTATTGATTTTAAGTTTTCTTCTTCATTTGCTCTTCTAATATTTTGCATATTTTTTATTGATTCCTGTGATGTCTCTGTTATTTTCCATTCTCTGTTGTTTATTTTGAATTTCATTCTTATTCTCCTTTTTTGGTCTATATCTAAAACAATAATCATAATATCTGCATTGTTCACATTTTCTTTTCATACAATTTGCATAGTTAATTTTGTCTCTCATAATATACACACTTTGTACATATAGTATTATTGTTTTTGAATATTCTTATTTCACAATCAAACTTGTTTTTGTTTTTACATTTTGAACAATGCTCTTTTTTATACTTTTCTATTCTTTCTTGATTAGTCATATGTACATCTCCTTTTTATTTATAAACACTACGAAATATGTAAGTTATATATAATATGGTGTGCTTTCTAAGAATTGAACTTAGGCACTCTGGGCTTCAACCAGATGCTCTACCAACTGAGCTAAAAGCACATATATTAGAACTCGCTAGGTAAGTTCTGCAAAAGTTTATATAAAAAAATATTCAGAAAGGAGGTTTATTACATTCAACCAAACATAACAAACTATATATTATCAGTTACCTAGCATACTGGTAATAACTAATTTAATCTAATCTGATACATTTATTTTCAAATTTCTTATATGCATCAAAGTATAATTCTTTTTTATCTCCGTTATATGTTAATTCATAATACATTCCATCTTTTAACGATGTACTTAATAATGCTTTGTGATTTTGTAATGCCTTAACTCCCCACACAACATATACATCAAAATTTGGAATTTCTTCGCTTTTATCTAAATGTTCCATCGCATATTGTTTTACTATTTCTTTGCATTTTTCTATAAATTCTTTATTTCCCATTTTTATTCTTCCTTTCATAACATAATAAAAAGAATAGACATTTAAAACATCTATTCTTAAATCAACAAATTGGTTGCCGCTTGGACTTATGAGATATTTCTATCTGCGACTTTTTATAAATTTTCTATTATAATTATATATAATTAGAATGGAACTTTTCAATACCTTTTTGCGGAACTTTTTAGGAACATTTTATATTTCTACCATATTTGTTATACTTTCTATTGCTTTGTCTCTTATTTTTCTTAATCCTCTGTCGGTAATATCTTTATTGTATTCTGTTTTGTATTCCTCTACAACTTTATTCCACTTTTTTCCTTTATTTTCTATGTAGAATAGATATATTACTGTATTTTGCTCTTCCGTTATTTTATTTAACCAATTTTTTACTCTTGCTATTTCTTTATCTACTTTGTCTTTTTCTAAAGTTAATCTTCTTATTTCGTTCTCTAAAAATTCTCTATCTTCTTTATTTATGTGATTCAGTTCTTTCTTATAATTAAATGCTGTACTTGATACTTTATCTGATATTTTATTTGTATTACTATGCATACTATCATAAGCTTGTCCTGCTATTTGCATATTTTCAATGATGTCTTTTTCGTTGTCTTCATATACTGTGCCAGCATAGTCTAATCTTTGCTGATATTCATCTATTTTTAATTCTATTTCTATCTTTTTGCCTTCTTTTTCTTTATGTAAAATTAATTTTGATATTATATCCTCTTTTAAATCTTCTCGTGTCATTAGTGTACCTCCTTAACCACAATTCCTTTATTATTTTCTTGCTTTAGATTTTTTATCAAGTTTCTTTCTTTTGATTTTAATCTACTATCTAGGATGCAATATTCATATTCTAT